GCTGGCCGGGGTTTACCCAGGCCATGATCGAGGTGGAATGGGCATCCGTGCAGGAAGACGGAAGCCTCGTAATGCCTCGCTTTGACGAGCACAACGGAGCCAGTGCAAAGCGCCGGGCCAACGACAGCGAGCGCAAGCGTAACGATCGCAAAAACAACTCTGTCCGCAATGTGTCCGCAAGCGATGCGGACAAAACGCGGACCAGAGAAGAGAAGAGAAGAGAAGAGAAGAAAGAGCAAGATCAAAAGCATGGTGCTGACGCACCGGCGAAGTCTGCCAAATTCGATCCGCTCGCTGCCAAGCCTGAGAACGTGTCCGAAAAGGCGTGGGCCGACTGGTGCCAGCACCGCAAGGAAATCCGCAAGCCGCTGACCGCCAAGAGCTGTGAGCAGCAGACCAAGGCCTTACTGGGCCATGCCGCGCCGGATCAGGTGCTCGCCACCTCGATCTCCAACGGCTGGACCGGCATCTTCCCGGACAAGGTCGCCAGCAACGTGCACCCATTCCCGCAATCCCGGCACACCGGCTTCGCCGATCGCGATTATAAGGCTGGACTGACTGAACGGGAGGACGGCAGCTATGCGCTCTGAGCCAGTCCAAGCCGCTCCAGAACTGCCGCCGGGCACTCGCATCCAGCCAGCCGAGTGCGAAACCCACGGTGCCTACGAGCAGAAGGTTTATGCCGTGCTGGGCCGGGAGCTCAGAAGCAACTGCCCCGAATGCAGCCGTATCGCCCGCGAGAAGTCCGAAGCCGCCGAGCAAGCCAACAAGGCGATGGAACTGCGAATGTCTCTTGCTCGCAAGCTGGGCGATGCGCTGATCCCGAAACGCTTTACCACTCGCACCCTGGGCAACTACCAGGCCGAGAACGATGGCCAGCGCAAAGCCCTTCGGTTCTGTCAGCACTACGTGCAGATCTTTGACGAGATCCTGAAAACCGGTCGCTGCATGGTGCTGATCGGCAAGCCCGGTACCGGGAAGACCCATCTCGGCGCCGGCATGGCCAACGAACTGCTGCACAACACGTCGCGCACGGCCGTGTACCGCACTGTTGGTGCAATCCTTCAGGCGATCCGCTCCACGTACGACAAGCACAGCGAACGCAGCGAGGCGGAAATTCTGTCGAGCCTGATCGACCCCGATCTGCTGGTGCTGGACGAAGTCGGCGTGAGCAAGGAGCAGCCGAGCGACTTCGAGCTGACGACACTGTTCGCAATCATCAATGGCCGATACGAGCAGGAGCACCCCACGGTGGTGATCTCCAACCTCGAAGCCAACCAGTTGCCGGCCGCCATGGGTGACCGCTGCGTCGACCGTCTGCGCGAGGGCGGAATGATCGTGGTCCCGTTCGATTGGGAGTCTCAGCGCGGCAAGGAGGGTTTCTGACATGACCATCGACAAAACGAAACTCCAAAAGCTGCTGTGGGCCGAGGCTGCGTCCTACCGTGCCGACTGCGCAGACTGGAAGCGCAACACCGAGGCGCTGCAGGAATTCCTCGGGGAGAAGACCGTAGAGGAGGTGGCGCTGGAGCTGCTCGCCGAGAACGAGAGACTCACTGCATTCGAAGAGGCGTATGCCACGGCCTGCAACGTCCGCAACCGGCTGATCAAAGATAACGAGGCTCTGCGCAAGGAGCGCGACAAGCTGGCTGAAGACAAGCAGGGCCTGCTCGAAGATTTTGCGGGGTGCCTATGACCGACAAAATCAGCGTCAACTGCCAGGCCAAGCTCTCTGAGGCCATTACCAAGCTGAGCGCCATGTTCCGCGACAAGAAGTTCGTCGTGGTGTCGCTGCGCCCGGGTAAGGACCGCACGCTCGACCAAAACCGGCTGTGGTTCGCGATGTACAAGCGCATCGCGGAAATGACCCAGATCGGCGATGAGGCTGAAGCCCGGCGCTACTGCAAGCTGCACATCGGCGTGCAGATCTTGCTGAACGAGGATGCCGGGTTCCAGGCTGAGTGGTACCGGGTGATGCGTCACCTGCCATACGAAACGAAGTTGGACATGATGGGGGGTTGCCATTTGTTCGGTCCGGACGGTTTCCCGGTGACCAGTCTGTTCAATCGCTCCCAGGGCATTGCCTACACCGATCGCATTGTCGCGCGCTTCACACCGCAGGGCGTTTACTTCGATGATCTGCTGAGCCAGGAGGCCGCATGACAATTGAACGGAAGCAGCCCAAACCGAAGAAATGCCGAGTCGCTACTTGCAGGGCCTCATTCGTCCCGTCGCGGATGGGGCAGGCGGTTTGCAGTCCTGCATGCGGATTGGCCGACGCGCCCAGGCATGAGTCGAAAGCGCGTAAGGCGCTCGCCGAGATCGGCCGCAAGGAGCTGCGCGCCTCAAAGGTGAAGATCAAGACCCGAGCCCAGCACATGAAAGAGGCCCAAGCAGCATTCAACGCCTGGATTCGTGAGCGGGATATCGGGCTGCCTTGTGTGAGTTGTGGGCGTCACCACAACGGTCAGTGGCACGCCGGGCACTACCGCACAGTCGGTGGCAATCCCGAACTTCGCTTCGAGCCGCTGAATGTGTGGCGCCAGTGTGCGCCGTGCAACAACCACAAGTCCGGCGACATCGTGAACTACCGGCTGGAACTGGTCAGGCGAATTGGTGCCGAGAAGGTGGCATGGCTCGAAGGGCCTCATGAGCCCCGCAAGTACACCGTGGAAGAAATCAAAACTATCAAGGCTGAGTACCGGGCCAAGACCCGCGAACTGAAAAAGGGGCAGGCAGCATGAAATTGATCAACGCACGTCAAGCGTGGACAGACGCACAGCATGAGTCGAACGCCTCAATCAGTGCTGCAGCGGCTGACCGGGCAAAGTCCGCAACCGTCGTCCGAAAGGAGAAGGCCGCGCTTCGAGAGGTCATCTTCGCCGCCCAGGGCGAGGACAAGGAAGAGCGCATCATGGCTGTTCGTCAGAAGATCCACATCGCTGAGACGCGCCGCACGCCAATTGGTCGGTCGACTCATCGAGCTGCCCACTTGGTGACCATGGGGAAGATCCAGAAAGCGATCGAGTCGTTGCCGTTCCAGGTGCAGCAGTTGGGGCACTACCTTTACCACCCCTGCATGACGGTCGTTCACATGCTCAACGCCGAGAAGCTGATCTGGTCGGATACCGACTTCAGTGCGCTGACAGAAGCCAAGGCGGCGAAGGTGCACTGCCTGATCACCTGTGCCCTGCAGTCGTACAAAGCCGAGGCGAACGGTGGTGATCCGTGGGGGCCGGCTCGAGTGTCTGACGCCATGATGAAGCTGTACGGGATAGCTATCCAGCCCAAGCACTGGGATCGCGACTGGCTCGACATCTGGAATTTCCTGCGAAGCGCTATTGTGGAAGTGGATATTCAGGCACAACAGCCGGTATGGCAGGTTATTCACGCAGAAAATTCAGAGGATGCGGCATAAAGGTGTTGTCATGGTGGGGAATTTGATGTACTTTTCCCACACTGCGCAACTTACCTCCAGCGCACGACAACTTCGAAACCCGGCCACCGCGCCGGGTTTTTTGTTTGAATGTTTAGTTCCGATTTTAACCTAGGTACAATAGGGCTTCGGCCAGATCGTCTTTACTGGCGCCCAGTTTTTGGGGCTCTCAGGTTCGTCTCCTGAGGCGATGGCAATCTCAACCCTCGGTTTTCTGTGTTTGGCTGCTGTAAAAGCTGTTTTTGTTAGCCACGCAATGCCGACCGCAGCGGATCCATCTGCGGAAGGGGATAGTAAAATGGGAAAAATCTTCGGAAGTGCAGTGCTCGAAACGTTTCATTCCGTGGGTTCAAGTTGCCTCGCAGCCAGCGCTAGCCTCACCGTGATTTGAGTTTTATGCTCATCGAAACCCGGCCATCGTGCCGGGTTTTTTATTGCCTCGAATTTACCCGTAGCCAGGACAACCTTCGGGAAGGCCTAGACGTCGATAGCCGGATAGTGCGACGTACGGAATCAACGCCGGCAGCCCGCGCACTCTGACCTCACAATGCTTTCAGGGTGGCACGAGACAGGAACGGCGAGATCGATGCAAAGGGGCGTCGACGCTGGATCGTCTTTGGCCGACAGCTCGGAAAGACGAGCGCACCTATTCAGGGCCTCTGCATTCGCAGCGGCTTTTTTATGCCCGCCAGAAACGAAAAAAGCCCCGACAGATTCGGGGCTTTCGTTCAGGCGCGGGAAAAAGAGAGGGCGACTCCAGAGGGTGCGGTAACACCCAAGGGAGACGCCAGATCGCAGATGTAGCCTGCAAGCCAGCCAAGGCCCTCACTGCTCGCGCGAGCGGGGCGGAGCCTAGCAGAAAACGACAAGGCTTTGCAGATGCTTAAAGATTGCAGATGTGGAAAGTGCAACAGACTTCTCGCCCGCGTGGGTGAGTTTACCGAGCTCCAGATCAAATGCTCCCGATGCGGGACTTTGAATCATGAGAAGGCCGCGAGCCTCGAGCGATCGCCTTTGAGCGACATGAAAGCGGAATCCTCCGCGAACAATCATTCGACTCAAAAGGTATAGAAAATGGAACCAGTAACTCTAGGTGCAAAATTTTACAACAGTGAAGGCTTGGGCATCACTGTTCTCGTCAAGCCTGCGGACAACGTTGCAGGTCT